TATAGCATTATTGTCAGCTAGACGTATATCAATTTTTTCGCCATTTTCTTTTTCGTATTCGTGACCCCGACTCCAACGACCGTGCTCTAAAAGAACCCACTGCCCTTCAGTTACATCAGTTTGGTCCGGGCCAACGGCAAATACCTGTCCCCAGCGTGGGTGAATGCCAGAGCTTTTACCATCATCGCTGTGAAGTAAAATTCCAGACTTGGTTTTTTCCATGCCGAAATTCATATTGTGAATAATGACTTTACTTCCTAGAGGTTTTAATTTTCCACGAACGGTCATTTTATTTCCCTGCTTTTTACTCTAATGCTTTCTTGGGTACTTTCATTAGGGATTACTACAGGTGGTTGGGGTTGAGCTGTAGTAAACTCTGTGCGCTCAGATTTAATCTGTACCTTTTGTGCAAGTGACTCTTGGTCGTATGTAGAAGTAGGAGTGCTGTCATAATATTCTGAAAGAACTTCCTCTCGAGTGCGTACAATTTTGCCGTCGGGGCCTAACTCATCTCCCCTAGCATTAACACGCACGTTACCGACTGCTGGCATTGTTTCATTTCTTGCCATAAGCTGGTCCATATCAATTTCTCTTCCCTGCATTGTTTTATAAATTCTGCCCATGTTCTCTCCTTATTTTAAGAACTCTTTAATATCTAGATCGTATTTAATACTGTCAATTTTATGGACACCTATTAAAAATAGAACATAACTGGCCACGCTAGATCCGCGTCCTACACCCCATACAATCTTGTTTTGGCGTAATGTATCTACTAGATATTTAAGATAAAATAATAGATCCATCATATTATGTTGGATAAACAATTCTAACTCTGTGCTCACTCTTTCTGTTTGTTCTTTAGTTTTGCACATTTTGTAGAGCATTTCTATCAAATCAGGACAGTAATCCTTGGGCATAAACCATTGGTTTTGTAACTGGGTATCCCAATCTTTAATTTCAATATCTAAATTTTGATAAAATTTTAGTAAAGGAATAATATCGGCGTTTTTTTCAACCGCTTGATTAAAGGTTAAAACTGTATTTGTATTGGAGAAATATACTGAATCGAGAAAGTTGTAAGAATTGCTATATATAGCTTCTAACGCTTCGTTTTCGGTTAAAGTCGTTCGACCATATTTGTCTATGTTCATACACAATTATAACATGACAAATACAAAAGATCAATTGATGTTGATTAGATTTCCAAGATCTTTGTTATCATTTTTGATTGTTTTAGCAACCAATGTTTGACTTCTTTTTATTTGCTCATCTTTGAGTGTGAGTAATAACGTAAGGACTTGATTAGCCAAACCGCCGTTGCCTAACTGCGAGGCTGTATTATACTTTTTGGATAATTCTAGAATTTTATTCTCCAGCTCGGAATCTTTAAGAGTAGCCGGATCCATAAAAAGTGGATTATACATTTAAGTCCAAGTAGTAAGTGCGGCACGTTTCCAAGTATCTTCTGCAACACATACGTAGATAAAACCGGCATCCCAGGTTATCATTCCGGGGCGTCCTGCATCTCCGGCAGTTGATGGCGGCGCACTGTCTATCACAAACTTTCCGCCTTCGAACTTAAATTTTGTATTTGCAGATGATGATCCAAAAATGATAAAGTCATTTGTTCCATCATTATCTAAAGAAATATCCCCAACTATGTTAAACGCGGCGCCATCATATTTGACAAACTTTTGCCATTTATATCCGCCTGCACCAGTATCAGTGGACATAATTAATTGAAGTGCAGTTGCCTGACTGTTATGGGCATATCCTGTAATAGCTGTCTGACTTGTTCCGGTAGTATTAACATATAGGACATAGGTAGGATCAAGATTAGACACTGCTCCTATGGTAACAGTTCCCGTTGTAAATGCTCTATTTCCATATAGCACAGGTTTAAGTTTAAGAGTTGGTTGTCCTAATGTTCCTGAACTTACTAGTTCTGAGTTAATAAGACTAAATGCAGATGTTGCAGTATTACTAACACTTGCTCCGCCCGAAGTAATAGATCCGCCCACATTAAGATTTTTACCTATACCTAATCCGCCTACTACAGTCATCGCACCAGTTGTTGTAGATTCACTATCTGTTTCATTTGTAAATGAACTTTGATTTATAAGATCTGCTTTGTTGGCCTGTAAGAGTGAAATTTCATCGTGTGCTATTTCTAATCCGGCCTTGACTACAGAAAAATTACTTCTAAATCCCTGGCTATCGTTATCTCGCCCTGGTATAGGATATGTTGTATCTATAGTACTAAAAATAATTTGACTAGTCATTTATGGCTTCTCTCTTAAAGTAATTTAATAATGAATGCTAACGAATAAAACGGAGGTAAATTAGCACCAGTAAGAATACTGCCTTCTTGACTTGTAGTTAGACTAGTGTGAGCATACCATCCACTGGTACCGCTGCCTAATTGTGTTCCGCCTGGAGCTGATTGATTAACACCACTATAAGAATGTGTGTGTTCTCCTAGCGTTCCGTCTTTATTGCCTCCTGTTTTTACAAAGGCACCTGGTGTTACTGGATCAGCTTTAGCTGCCCCTTCATTATCTGCCGCCGCACCTATAATAAATTGATTTCTTAAATCCGGACTAGGAGTTGCGCCGTTGTCATAGGTTGTTCCATCGCAGAATCCCCATCCTGCCGGAATAGTTGCAATAGAGCCATACCACATAACAATAGTACCTGGTGGTACACCTAGTCCTATACCATGTATTTCGCCACCTACCCATAAATCCCCACCGATTCCAACCCCACCGACAACTTGTAAAGCTCCAGTATTGGTAGAACTTGATTCAGTTGTATTGGTAAATGTATTAACCTCTCCAATATTATTTTGTAGGGCACTTATTTCATTTTTAGCAACACCAAGTCCTGTTTTGATAGCTGTAAAGTTTGTACGAAACCCTTGGCTATCGTTATCTCGTCCAGGAGTTGGAAAGGTTGCATCGATTGTTATTGTTTGGATTGCACTTGTCATTACGTTAAAAATCCTCTTTTAGGGAACAGCAAATATTTAGCACTAGAATTATCCTTGGTGTTTAACACGGTTATTCTATCTAAATCAAACGTAATAAGTTTAAAATCAATACCATATGTTTCGATCTTACGGATAATAAGTTGGCTATTACCAGGCAAGCAATAACATAGCGGTAAACAAATAATTCTTCCTAAAGGAACCCCAGTATTATCCTGTACAGTTCTCATAAATTTTGGTAAAAGATCATCACTAGACGATGCAATGCTCTCTATGGCGCCCCGCATACCGTCAATACTATTTGGATATATTGTTGTATCTCCATACTGAACTACCGGATTAATTGGAACTCCGCTGTCGTTTACTAAATTATCTATTAATTCTACGTATACAACTTCGTATAGTTTGTCCCCGTTATCGTCAGTTGCAAATGCAGATTTAAGTTCTCCAAAATATAATCTTTTTCTATAAAAATAATTCTGTAAAGAATTTACATACTGTGCAATGTAAAGTTCTTGTACTCCCCATTCTAGAACAAATTCTAGGACCTTTTGAACTCCGAATGCAGGATCGTACGGTCTATATAATAAAGAAAAATCAAATACTGAAGGATCGTTGATAAATGTATCCCAGTATAGTCGATCTTTAATGCTTAACAACGGATGTAATAGAATTTTTGTATATTTTTGTCCTTGGTAAGGCAATACTTGTACCTTAAAGTTTTTAACTAATTGACTACCTAAATTACTATCAATAGCCAATACATTAAATGAATAAGTTGTTGCAACAGTGGTAGCTGTATTATAAGGAACAACTCCTGCCAATGCGCCGTCTTGTGTAAGTCCTATACCAGGAGGTAAAGATCCACTCTGTAAAGAATATCTAACTTTAATATTTGGATCGTCGTGTAGAGCTAGAATAGACAACTCACTTTGTTGACCTTGATATAAGGTACCAACGTTACTATCAGTAATAAATTTCATTTTACTAATAGTTGCGCCTTGAATAGTTATTGTAAAGTTTTTATCTCTAAAAGTAGTAATACCCGTAATTGGACTAGTCTTAAGTACTCGTACCTTAAATGAATAAACTGAACTGTATACTGGAGTATATCTTAAATAACCACTCATAGTTCCAGAAATCTTATCTAAAACCATATCTTGTGGTAAAACTGGTAAGTCTTCATTTACCTGTTCCCAATCAAATGTTATATTTCCAGTACCAGGATCACAGTCGTGTATTTCAAATTGAATAACTTGTTTTGTGTTTGCACGAATAGAACCTAGATCACTTGGTGTCAGCCATTGTGGAGCTACAGGATATTTTGATATATCTGATGAAGGATCATTTACATCAATTTGGTAAAGTTGTCTTGCAGTACCTGCCGCATTTGATGCAGTGATAATAAACTGATAAGTTTTATTAATAAATCTAGGACCCGAGCCTATTGCTTGTAGACTAACATGCTCAAACGGAGCCGCATCCCATCCCTGTTCATCAAATGCTCCGTTACTGGCTAATTGATAAAATAATGTTAAATTATCTTTTACTTGCCCATATAAATGACCGTCATTAGTAAGGACAAGACCTGGAGGAAGTTGTCCATCACCGTCGGCAATATGATATGTAATTTCTCTGCCTGGTCCTAATATATCAGTAGTAGCTGTAAATTGAAAATCTACAATTTGACCGTTGATTAAATATTTTTCACCGCTTGGGCCCACGGCTGGTCTAATACCCGGAGTAATAAATCTAGGAGGTGTAGGTCCAAGTACATCTATCATGAAACTTCGGTCAACAACTCCGTATTGGTTATATGCTCTTATCACAAATTCTGAACGATCTGTTAACCAAACGACTGTCGGTACTCCGGAAATTACTCCAGTGGAAGTATTAAGTGTAAGGCCGTTAGGTAACGACCCGTTAATAAGTTGATACCGAACATTTGGTCCAGTTGCAGAAAGTGTAATAGATGCTGGTAATAATTCAGTAACTATCGGAAGTAAACCTTGAGTAGTGACCCAGGTTGGCTTCACGGTGTTTGTTACAACTTGATCTGATAAGTTTCCAAAGAAGGTATTACCTATAACATACGGGTAAGCAGGAACACCATTTTTATTTGTCATAAAGTATGCATATGTTCCTATTGGGTATTCAGGAGTTACGCAATATCTACCATTGTGAATATCAAGTGTTGCTGTAGTGATCGAATATACATAATCTTCTACAAAAGCGCCATTTGGCCAATATGCAGTAATTGGAATATCAACTGAGATAGAAACAGACCTATCAACTACTATAGTAGTGGTGTTTATCTGTAAAATAGTTGTATCTAGTTCTTTAGCTAGGCCAGCGGCAAATATTCTCATGCCAACTTGTAATCCTGTTACGCTCTGTAACAAAATTGTATTAGAGTCTGCAAAAAATTGAGTCCTTACTTCGACAGAGGGTGGTCTATTTGGCAGTATCTTTGTAGTATACCCTGAGGTCATTTGCTTAACGCCGCCAAGCGGACTTGTTGGATAAGCATATCCGTATGGTCCATATATAGGGTATCCGTCAGCCGCAAAGCCTATTACTCGACTATGTCCGTCATCGTGAGTGTAATCTCCTAACCATCCCTGAGTATTAGCCCAGGCATTATTAGTAACAAATTTATCATTGAGATAATAGTAAGCACCAGTATTATCTGGACCTCCACTATATGGATCTCTTGGCATAGTTTTAATATTAAAATTAGCATCTAAAGACCAAGTACTCGAATTAAGACCTGCTACAGTAGTTGACCTAGGATTTCTAATAGGAATTCCAACAACTGTGATTCCTACAGTATTAGTAGTAGCATCTCGGTATATTGGAACTTCTGCTGGTACTCTTTCTCCTCCTCTGTAAGGATAAATTACATCAATTTTTTGATCAAGTACAGGAAATCTTATATACGAGTTTGGAAATGTGTCTGAGGTAACATAAGTTGTTCTACCTTTAGAAATTATTCTTAAAGAATTTTTATTAAGTAAATTTGCGTAAACTGTATTTTGAGAATTTTGTAAAAATAAATTTGCTGGATTTGTAAGTACTGCATTACTTCTTATAACATTAAACTTATATAATGTTTGAGATACTTGGTCTCCAGCAGTTACGTCAATTACCACAGTAGTAGTTCCTGGAGGAGTCAATACTGGTTGACTCCAAGTACCTGAAGTAACCAATAACCTCTGTACTCCCATTCTAGATTGACTATCAGCTGTAAATGGTTTTATTGATATAGCTTTAACATAAAATGGTAACTCAATAGTATAATCAGTTTTAGTAGAAGTAAACAATGATGTAAGTTTACCATTGCTTAAAATAATATTTGAAAGATAAGAGTTAGAACTTTTTGCTTTGACTACTGTTACGGTATAATTTTGAATAGTAGCATTGTCACCAGCCGTTACCCTAATCGTACTGGTAGTAACAGGATTAGGTAAATTGATGTAAGAAGAATATTCTCCCGACAACACAATGTTTCCATTAATTCTTACAGTTGATTCATTGTTAGATTTGTATGGAGAAATTCTATATTTTGTAGCAGAACCGTCAACTGATAACGTATAGTTGTATACATTTTTGTTAAAAGCTGGTTTAAGTATTCCTATATCAGGTATCAAGTTTAACAAGTAAGCATCTGTGCTAGATCCAATGCCGGCCCTGTTTATAAAAATGTTGTAGCCTGTTATAGTTTCTTTACTAGGAGACTCAACTACTACTGGAATGTTTTGGTTCCCTACATATACTCTAAAATATGGAGAATAAGTTCCAGGCTGAACAATAAAGTTATTGTTCATTAAAATTGTTGAATATATATCAGTGGGATCTGCTTTAATTCTTATTTGATCGGTTACATATGGAAGATTAAGATAATACTCGTAAGTATTAGAATTAAACACAGGAGTAAATGAGCCAGGATCTACTACGAGATTATCTAAAGTAGAAACACCGCTAGCCAGTTTGGTAACATTAAGGGTATAAGTTTTTTGATATATTGGATTAGCGGCTATTACTTTAACTGTGATAACATTCAATCCGTTCCATACTCCGTTATTATAATTTCCGGACAATGGGACTGATCTTGCTACTCCAGATGTTGCAGGTACATTATTAATAAGAAGTTGGGCGTTTTGATCGTTAGTAAATGCAGTAATTTCAGTATTGGCACTTGTACCAGATACTGTGTAACTGTACGATGTAATATCAGCATCGAAAACGGGGGAGAGTGTTCCTTCTCCCGGTATTAGATAAGATAAATTATTGTCATAGTTAGATTCTCTTAATGCATTTATAGTATAGGTAGTTGTGCTTTCCTGATTTTGAGAAATAACTTTAATTGTTATGGTGCTAACAGTTCCTACTGAAGTTGGTATATTAGTAGATGTAGTCCCAGACAAAATATTAACGTTATTAATAGCAATTGTACTAGTAGGATCTGAAGAAAAAGGTCTAATCTTAACACCGGTAGTTCTATACCCTATAGGAAGATTATATTGTGTAATAGAAGAATTAAACGCAGGAGTTAACGTTCCTCCAAACACAATAACATTTGACAGTGTTGATACGCTACTACCTTTTCGAGTAATTGTTAATGTATAAGTTTTTTGTACAGTACTGTTAGGAGAAGTAACTCTTATAGGAATAGAAGTAGTTCCTACTAAAATAGGAATAGGTTGACTGCTTGCACCGGATAATGTTGTAGCACCATTAATAGAAAGCCCAGCACTAGCATCCCAAGTATTTGCAGTTATTGATATTGTTTTAATATCATTATTAACTAGAGCAGAGTACGCAACTGTGCTAGATGAGAATGAAGGAATTAAGGAACCTTCTGCAAAAGTTAATGAAGATAAGTCAGCATTAGAACTTAAATCTCGTAAAACATTTACTCTATAATTGTGTTCAGTAGTGTTATCAGAAGATTTTATTTTGCCAGTTATAACATTAATGCCTGTGGATAGACCACTTAATGTATATTGTTGACCGCTAGGAGTAAGTACACCATTAAAATATAATTGAGACCCTGAGTCAATAACTGTTCCAGTTAAAGAAATACCAGTTATTGAATTTGGAATAGTTACATTATAATAGAAAGTATTTTTGTTAAAGCTAGGTGTAAGTGTTCCAGTTGATACAGATAGATTAGTAAGTAATGAAACGTTGCTTAATCTTATTGCTGTAATATAATAAGTTTTTGTTGTTCCGTCTTGAGCCGTAACTTCGACACTGATGTTATTGTAACCGAAGCTTAATGGTACAATTCCAATTTGTCCAGATATAACCGTACTTGTATTAACTTTAACTGTCGCAAATGAATTTGCAACAGTTGGTACAATATATAAATTAGTGTCTGTTTCAGTGACTACAATAGTATAAGATGTTACTGTTGGAGTAAACACCGGCGAAAGAGATGACGGGCTTACTAAAAGTGAAGACAGATTGTTATTAGAACTTTTAAGCCTGTCAATTGTAATAATATAAGTTCCGGTAGTTTGGTATTGTGATGAAACACTTATTGTAGCAGTTGTTAGTCCAACAATTAATGGAATAACAGGCCCTGTGGTACCAGAAATTACTGTAGTGGTGTTAACTTTTATAAACGATGTATCGGTAGAAACACTAGGTGTAAAATTTACAGATGATACAGTGTTTGTTATTGTTAAATTATAATTTAAAACATTAGAATTAAATGCCGGTGACAACGTTCCGCTACTAACGGTAAGATTAGATAGAGTGATGTTATTGTTGTCAGCAGTAATTGGTCCATAGAAGTTTAGGCCAACAATGTACGGAAAATACGGAACACCAGTTGATGTTTCTGATAAAAAATATGCGTATGTGCCTTCTGGGTATTCGGGTGTTCGACAGAACCTTCCGTTATACACATCTAGCGTTACTCCGGTAGTATTGCTCCATGCCCAGTCTTCCATGAATATACCTAGAGGGAAAGACGCGGTAAGAGCTGTTCCGCTAGGTATATTAACTGTTTTGTTAAGTGTAATTTGTACACCAACGATTTTCATAATTCGAACATCATTGGGTAATCCGCCGCCGGTAACACTCATTCCAAGACCAAGTCCAGCCGCACTATAAACTAATAATTGTGTAGATGAAGTTACAGTTCCATTTACAATTAGTGTTTTAGTTGGTGGTCGGTTAGCCTTATTAACAGGATAAAATCCCGAAACCATTCTTATTACGGTACTGGCAGTATTCAATGCGCTCGAATAACCGTACGGTCCATATATAGGATATCCGTCTCTTGCCCATCCTATAATTTTGCTGTGGCCGTCTTGAGATCTATAACCTGCTTCCCAAGTACTATCGGTTATAGTTCCCCAAGCATTATTACTAACAAATCTTCCATCTTTGTAATTGTATGCTCCACTTGATGTTACGGCACCGCCATACAGGTCTTCACCTTGGATCCCTGCTTCAACTGCGTTTAATGTCCAAGCAGTATTGTTAAGCCCGTTAACATTAATGCCTGAACTTGGTCCGTAAAGAATAATTCCTACAGAAGTAATACCAATTGGGGTACTGCCCCCAGTTGCAGGTTTGATAGTTGCGGCAATAGTTTTACCACCACGTACTGGCCAGGTAAAATTAAAACTTTGTGATGCTATTGAATTAGAATTCTGTGTATTTGGAAAAGTTCCAACAGATACAGTGCCAAGTAAATTAAGTGTAGTAATCGCCCAAGTGGTCGCAGTTGTACTATAGTTTACTGTTAATTGACCGCCGGCACCATTGCCTGAAAAAGAGGTGCTAGGATTAAACGCCATAACAAGGTTCCCAATTAAATGCTAACATTATCCAAAGATTTTCTGTCATACAGGTATTTACCTAAAACAGAAAACCTTTCTAATGCTTAAATTTCAAATAATTGTGTAATCTCGTCTCTTATATCTTCGTAAGGAACAATGTTTATAGCCTGTCCTTGAAAGCCGTCTAATATAATTTTTATGGCCTTTTTCATATCTATACCCTTACTTTGTAGGTAGTATAGTTTATCAAAATTAAGATAGGAAGTACTACATCCTTGTGAAGATTCTACGCCGTCACAGTCTACGTGTATATCAGGCTTACTGTAACATCTTCCGTTTTCTCCTATAACTAGGTTTGAAGATTCTATGTGGGTTTCGCTGCCGTCCGATCCTTGTTCTAAAACAGACATTGATTGAAAAACTGTCTGACTATCTTTGCCTGCTATTCCTAAAATAACTTGATTACTAACGGTATCACAATGTCGATGAACTGTTTTAGTAATAATTTCGGTATCGCCACCAACTGTATTCATCATAAGACCGTAAGCATTAAATTCGCTACCTTCTTCGGGATACACTTGAATAATGTGCTTGTTTAACTTTCCGCCCTTGACAAATATTCCAAAATTGATTGCTCCGCCTTCTTCAACATGAACATCGTACAAAAATACTTGTTGAAGTTTGCTATCTGCCTCATTAATAACAATAAGATCTAATTTAGCTTCAGCTTTTACATTGATCTTTATATGCTTCGCAAGCAGTTCTTTTTCAGTTGGATTTTGTCTTAATACCATCATGTTTACTTGTTTTTCTGCAAGTTCGACAGTATTTGCATCGATAAGTTTAAATTCCTTACCTATGTATTTTTCTGGGCTGTATTGCCAATCCGGGTCGCCCTTTTCGGCTTTAAGAAAACTGTGAATCGCCATCTTCTATAATCCTTTTATATAATTCTTTATTACCCTGTTCTTTAATTTCGCCAGATACTAGGATGTGTACATGAGTGGGATTTACGGCATCTAATATTTTTTTATTGTTGCTAATAATTAATATACATTTGTCTTCATTAATATAGCTATTTAAAATAGTAGATACAATATCAATGTCCTCGTCTTCCATGTGTACATCAATATCGTCTATGAGAATAAAATCAGGATCACACATAAGCATTTGTAATAATTCATTCTTCTTAAGATCTGATTTTGATATATCGTCATAATCCATAAACTTTTGAGAATGAAATTTTTCCATACTTAAAAGGTCGCAGAACGAATTGTAATCTTTTTCTATTTCTTGTTCGTTTCGTGGATCTGATCTTGATTTAAGGGTAGCCTTAACAAGTTCAATATTGATGAGTCCGGGTATTTCTGGCGGGTATTGAAATGTTGAAAACATTCCTAATCTAGCACGATCTTCTGCATCTAATTTTTTAAGATTTTTATTTTTATATGTAATACTGCCTTCTGTTTGTATAAGGCCCGGGTGTCCGCTTATAAGATGGATTAGACTACTTTTTCCAGATCCTCTTGGACCTAGTATAGCGTGTACTTCTCCTTTTTTAATTTCTAACGAAACATTTTTTAGTAATTCTTTATGGTCTATTACGGCAGACACGTTTTTTATTGTTAGCATTTTTTTAATTATAATAGTTTATGACAGATTTGTCAAAGTTAAGGTTTGTTTTTGTCTCCTCCTATGCTATCAATAATATTTTACTCGAATATTTATGATAGGTAAATAAATGCACTTATTTTTAAAGGATTTCTATCATGGAATTAATTTTCGGACTTATTTTTATTGGATTAGTAGGAGTATACCTATACAACAGGAAGACTACAGAAACTTCAACATCAGTTGCTGAGGCAGCTCCAGTTGCTGAAGAAGTTAAACCAGTTGTTGAGGCAGCTCCGGTTGTTGAGGCAGCTCCGGTTGTTGAGGCAGCTCCTGCAAAGGCAGCACGTAAACCACGTACTCCTAAAGCAGTTGCAAAGCCATCCGCTACCAAGCCCGCCGCAAAAAAGCCAGCAGTTAAAAAGCCAGCCGCACGTACTGCCAAGTCAAAGAAGGCCTAATTCTTTAGCCTGCTTGTGTAAAGCAAAACTAGCTAAATTTTTACCTTTTGATTCGGCCATAATGTCGAATCGATCTAAAAAGCTCAAAGCCCATTCGTTGGTACTTTTATTCCAATAGAAGTCAGAATGTGCTCTGAGCTTTTGTTTTTTATATCCATTCTCTAAAAGACTCTTGTAGTCAGGGACTACAGAAGGGTCATGATCCACGAGATAATCTTCGCGGCTGATAGAGTAATGCATAGTAGGCCGAACACCGCGCCAAGACTGAACCACCCGATCAACACGGGAGTCCACGGGGGAGATATATTCGCCTGTTTTAATCCAATGGTGATGAATATCAAGAACGATAGGTACCAAATCAGTAAGCTCAATACAATCATCTAACCCCCAGGCGTTTTCTTCGTTTTCAATGGTGATACAGTTTCTTGCTTCGGGGGTAAGTCTTTTGTAGGCAGTTCGAATACCTTCGGGACCTTGTTTACCCGAGATGTGTACGTTGATTTTAAAATCCTGGAATTGTTTACCGAAGCCCATCCACCTGACCATATCTGCATGATATTCAAATTCCTCTATTGATCTTTCTACAATACCTGGATTACAACTTGCCAGCACAGTAAACTGACCAGGATGAAAAGACAACCGAACGTTATTCTTGCGAGCCAGATCTCCCACGGATCTAAATTCTCTTTCGCAATACGCTCGAACATCGGAAAGCCGCCAAAACCTGCTCCAAACTGACTGAGTATATACAGGTAATATATCGCTACTGAGTCGTACCATTCTACAATTTTCATCTAGTGTGCTCACACGTTCGACCAGCTTTCGAGTAGATTCAATGTTACCTACCATAAGGTCCCATAGCTTTTGTTCTGCTACTTCTGTGGTCTGTCTATTTAACCATGCAACGGTTGTAGAGCCAGTATTATATTGTTTAGCGTCATCTTTTGCATTTATGCCATTTACTTGATCGGGATGATCAATCCATTTACATGCAAAACCAATTTTAGGAATTTTGATATTTTTCAAGGAGTTCAGGACTGTATTGAGGAATATTAATTATACTTGATTCTTCTAGTTTTGTCAATTCCAATTCGTATACTCTGCGCCTGAGGTCGCTACTGCTATATTGGTGTTTTCGCTTATGGTAATGTAATTCAATACCGTTATTAAGGCAATATTGCTTTCCGGTAAAATCTCTATTCAAATATTCTTCACTCAAAAATCTTACATGAATAGTTTGAGTTTGTATTAAGTTAAGAAGATCTTGTTCTGTTTCGTATACAAGGATTTCATCTACATATTTACAACCTTGTAACTGAACATATCTTTCGTAAACACTCTGAACGGGCTTATTTTTTATTCCCGGACGATCTACGGTAGGATCTACTTGTAACGCAACTATTAAATAGTCGCATAAGTTTTTTTCCATTTTTAACATTGTTACATGTCCTGCATGAAACAAATCAAAAGAACTACAATTAAAACCTATTTTCATGTTAGACCTTTTTAAGTGACCAAGACCCGTCCTTGTTATCTTCCCACTCTAGCGTGTCTCCTTCTTTCCAACCTGCCTTTTCTAGCATGTCTGGGGGGAACGTTAGGATAGCATCTCCGGTTTCGGGGTCTTCTTCTACATCAAGTGTCCAAGCCTGAGGCGATAGTTTTACTGATTTGATATTCATAACACGCATGGCCCGCCAAGCAGAATTTTCCAAAGACCATACAGTAACTACATTAAAGTTGGTAGCAATATCAACAACATCATCACTAATGACTCTTCCGACTGCATTCATTAGTTCTTCGTTAAGGGTACACATCATAGAACGAGAAGTTCCGTCGACTTTTGTAAAATCAACGAGACACCTGCCCTTTTTTAAAATTTCTCGAACAGCATGAAATCTGGCTTCTTCGTTTAAGTCGCTATCTTTTTCAAAAATAATTTCGTCCATCTTCTTTTCCTAATTTAGTTTTAAAATAATTAATTGTTTTTTGTAGCCCGGTTTCTAAATCAATGGTAGGTTCCCATTTTAACATCTGTTTTGTTTTGTTTATATTTGGCTGTCTTTGTTTTGGATCATCTTGGGGTAAGGGCATTTGAAGAATTTGACTATTTGTACCTGTAAGTTTAATAACCATATTGGCTAAATCAAACATGGTAAATTCTCCGGGATTTCCTAAATTTAAAGGACCAATTACTTCATTGTCAGTATTCATCATTGCCATCATTCCGTTAATTAGATCATCCACATAACAGAAACTTCTAGTTTGTAATCCACTGCCGTAGATTGTAATATTCTTTCCACGCAAGGCTTGTACAATAAAATTACTCACTACCCGACCATCGTCTGTAGCCATTCGGGGTCCATATGTATTAAAAATACGAACTATCTTTGCATTGACATTGTGTACTCTATAATAGTCATAGAATAGTGTTTCTGCGGCACGTTTACCTTCATCGTAGCAACTACGGATACCGATTGGATTTACATTACCCCAATATTCTTCTGGTTGCGGGTGTACTTTAGGATCGCCGTATACTTCGCTAGTGCTGGCTTGAAGAATTTTAGCACCTGTACGTTTTGCTAATCCTAATAAATTGTATGCTCCTAATACATTTGTTTTCATAGTATGTATAGGATCCCATTGATATGCCTGTGGGCTAGCAGGACATGCTAAATTGTAGATTTCATCTACTTCAACATATAATGGAAAACAAATATCCTGACGCATTACTTCAAAGTTTTTATAATCAAGTAAATGCTCTATATTTGTTTTTGCTCCTGTAAAATAATTATCTACACAAAGAACGTGATGCCCTTCGTTCACTAACCTATCACATAGATGACTACCGAGAAATCCGGCACCGCCGGTTACTAAAACCTTTTTCATTCTTTTCCTTTAGGTGGAATAATTCCGTATTGTTCATACATCCATTTAATAAATGATTCTATCTCTTTGCTAGGATAGGTATATGCTCTATATGCAATGCTAACTCGCTCGAGCCAATCTTTATCTGTCATGTTCATAATATTACCAATGCCGTATAACGCCTGCAATAATAAAGACGTTTGTTATTATATAGCATAACACAATAGCAGTACGAATAAAAGCGATTTTATCCGCTTCTACATCCGTACTGCCTGATTTATCACCTAATGCTTTAGCCCAAATTCGCCAAACTTTTTTCATTAGCATCCCATAGTTCAAGAGCTTTTGCAGGATAGATTTGAACAGAACCTTTTTCGGTAGAACTTTCAACAGCATACCCCTCTGGAGTTAATTCGGTTGAGTATGTGCCAACAATCGTTCCGTGCCATTGCGACCCGGAAACTTTTTTAACTAAATCACCTAGTTTGAATTTCATGCAAATAAGTCCTCATTCCATTCACGATGGCCTTCACGGAAGGCCATGTTAGCCTGTGTCTCACGAACTTCTACGCGGTAGCACCATAGGCGTTGGCTTTCGCCTTCACCCCAGAAGTCTGGAATGTAAACACCGTTGACATATTTGTACAACATGTCTGCTAAACTCTCACAGCCCACTCGAGGTAAGATTGTAAGTTTAGCCAATTTGCGGCGTTCCATTTCTTTGTAGAACTCAAGTTCTGGATCATCAGCACTGACCAGCGTAGTGTGATCAAACTGATCTTCGAGGATCTTTTTAAGTTCTTTTAAGCCGCCGTAGTCTGCCGCCCAGTTACGGACGTCGAGGTCGTTGGTTCCAAAATAGAACTTCATTGAAAAACTGTAACCGTGATTTAGATTACAATGCGAGTCAGCTCGCCATTGACGATAAGCGCAAGGGAATGCGTCAATGTATTCTTTAGTTGATGTGTACTTATATTGTACTGGTTGAAGATTTGCCATCTCTAGTCTCCTTTATGTAAAGTAGCAAGTTTGACGACATGCAGAATTTATAAAGCGGGGTGAATGACGTAGAAAGACCGCTGTCTTTAATTATAAGCTGTTATTTACGTTATGTCAACAACTATGTATGATTATCCGGCAATTAGTCCAAATGGTGCCCATCGACCGGGACTTCCACCAAGTGTACATACCCAACCGATATATGCGCTAGGCATAGGATCATTATTCCAAACAATATCGCCACGTTGGAAAGAACCATCAGATGGAGGTCCGTTAGATACTGTGAATAATTTATTTTGAAATTTCATATTACCGGCTACTTCAAAATCCTGATCTGGATTTTTTACGTTGACGCCAATCTTACCATTAAGATTTATAATTGAATTTCTAGTTTCGCTTCCTAATACAACAGTACCATTGGCACCTAGGTGTATCCTAGTTTGATCCCCAGTAACAAAATTAACAGATCTATTATTAGATGTTCCAATTTTTGCCTGACCTTGAGAATCAGAATCAACTATTATTTCAACATCGTGAATAACATCATATACGCTAAATTTAGCATTAGAATCATCTCTTCCTAAACTTAAACGCTGGTTATCCGGATTAAAGAACGCAAAGTCGCCAATGTTGGCACTTCCGTTAACTGTTAAATTATCTAATGGACCTATAGATCGTAAATTACTTTTTGTAACTGACCCGCCTAATTCATCAAATGTAAGAACAGGACTACCGCCGATTAGATAACCCTTTTCTGATGGAATGTCAACGTTTTCAGAAAGGAAAAAACTATCGGGATTAGTCTTATATATTAGTTGTTTGTTTTGAATTTTATCGTGCCATAGCAGACCTGTACCTAATATTGTCTGGCCTTCTGGGGCTACAAATGTAAGAAATTTTCGTTCATATCGCGAATCTGCGATAAGTTCGGTAGTTCTGACTAGACCTACATCTAATACTCCGTGAATTTTAACGTTTCCTCGGAGAATGACGTTATCGTCATTTAAAACTACAACCTGCTGGGTAGAGTTATCTAAAATTCCTGTAATTTCTGGCATTGTCGTATTCCGTAAGTAATGCACCGTCTCGTATTCGAGTTTGGGTGTTTCTACTATTTAGCAGGATTACAGCAAGCCGCCGTCCTTGATCTTTAACGATCATTACAAGGCATCCACCTGAGATTCTAATCCAACCTGTTTTACTTAACAAGACGTTGTGCGTGTTAGTAACTAATGAATTGGTAGTTTTAAAATCTATAAAATATGACTTCTTTTTTCCTTGAACTTGTATTTTTCCGGTAGATTTAGTTGAAAAATTACGTATATCATCGTAATTATATGCGGTACTAGTAAGTTTAATTAGATCAGTTGCCGTGCTTACATTATTAGGATCTAAACCAGTAGGGTCACTAAAATGTGAATTATACATCTGAAGATGAAACGCCTTTTGGTTCATTGCCTTTATTGCGGCATCAGTTCCTCCGGGATATAATTCTGCTAATAGTGCCGCCGCCGAATTATCGCTACTCATAAGAGAGAGTAGTAATAAATCGGCCCTAGTAACAACTGTGCCTTTGGGCAATTTACTAGTTGTTCCGGTTGGTTTATGAAATACTATTTTTTCTGATAAATCTTGTTTGGCGTCAAGTACTACAATAGCAGTCATCAACTTTGTTATTGATGCAATACTTCTTATTTCTTCTTTATTTTTTTCTGTAACAATTTCGCCTGTATCTATGTCTTGCACAACATAGCTAGTGGCGAGAATGTTATTTCGATTATTGTAAGATTTTTTTTGGTTAGCATGTACAGGCGCAGATAGAATAGCCGATATAATTAGGGCATTAATTACGTTTTTCAACAATCTTATCAATAAGTCCATATTCAAGGGTTTCCTGGGCACTCATAAATTTATCCCTTTCCATGTCCTGAATTAACTGCCCATATGTTTTACCCTTGCTATTATGTTTAACATAAATGTTGGTTAAATTTTCTTTCATTTTTAGGATCTCACGTACTTGGATTTCCATATCTGTAGCCTGTCCGCCTGCTCCGCCACTGGGCTGATGTATCATGTGACGAGCGTTGGGAAGCATATAACGTTTTCCTGGTGCACCTGCTTGTGCTAGTAGACTACCCATAGAACAGGCTTGACCCATAACATAGGTGCAAACATCTGGCTTGATAAACTGCATGGTATCATAGATGCTCATACCTGCTGTTACAACTCCACCGGGACTATTAATATAAAAATTGATATCCTTGTTGCTATCTTGGCTTTCAAGATGTAAAAACTGTGCAACAATAACATTGGCACTGTGATCATCAACTGGTCCATTAAGAAATACAATTCGCTCATTGAGCAATCGACTATAAATGTCAAACGCACGTTCTCCTGTGCTTGTTTTTTCAATTACCATTGGAATTAACATATTAAAAATTGTCCTTTACTTTGTTAGATTTTGTTAGACCTGCAAGAATTTGATATTGTTCAAATGCTCGTTTTACAGTAGGGTTATTATTAATGTCTTCAGCAAGCAGATTTGCTTCAATCCAATAATACGGCATTCGCGTTGGATGTGCGCCAAACTTACGAGGCTGGTGCAGTTTACCAGACTCCCAAAGCTCAATACTTACTGAACGGAAACGGTCCTCATCTTCATCTCCGTAGCCATGCCATTCTGGATTAGAGCCTCCAAAAAATCCACGCATTAAGGCCGCATCTGATCCGCCGGCATAGCCTTGCCAAATAGCTTGCCACTGTTCGTCATTGTGCGGATCAAAATCTGTTCGTGCAATAACAACAAGAACATCATCAATATCCACTTTACCTTCAACGATGTCTCGAACACATCGGCTGTAACTTAATCCAATTTTCATTTTTTACTTTCTGTAATGTTATTAGTATACAATATTTCCTTGTGCGAAAACAAGTAGAAATATCCATATCCGATTATGATCCATAGTGCAATATAAAAAATAATTTTAGTTCTCTGTTTCATTATTTTTATCTATAGAATATGCTTTAACCATTCTGTATAACGGTTCCATCCTTTCTTGAAATACATCAGGAGCACCTTCTGCGGCTTGACGCATTTCGTATTCACTGGGATAGTGTCTCAACATGGCGCGGGCTGTCTCACGTACAAGTTTAGGAACTCTAGGTGTATGCTCTCTATTACAAAGATCAAATAAGAACCTTCGAGTCTGTACTACTGCTCGATATCTTTCATCAGGCAATGTCACGCTTTGTTTCCTTTGTAAGTTCGCAAATTAACATGAAATGTTCGTAGGCTTTACGGACAGTAGGGTTTTCTAACAACACACCTGCTTCTACTTGCATGGCTTTGACTGCTTCCTCACAAGCTTCGCGAGCACTGGGCCATTCAAGACAACGAGCTTCATCTCCAAACTCTTTGACTAGATTGTCCCAAGCCTTGCGTTGTCCCTCGGTTAAGGGAGCATTCTTTGGACGTAGATCGCTAGCCTTCATTAGCACCTTGCTTATAGCATCTTCTGCTACACGACCAGCGGCAATCATAGGAGCATAGGCAGGATTAACATTAAACCTACGACTAGACCCGCCAGGATACACATCTACTAAATGTGTTCCTTTAGGAAAAGCATCTAGTAAAACTTGATCATATTCGTATACGGGTTTATACCTGCGTCCAACCTTTTCATAAAAGATTTTCTTCATTTGAACACTTTCAAAATAATAGTATCTTCGTTAAACCGACCATTGAGTACTGTCTCAGTAGTCTTGACATTTTTAGCAAACCATGTTTCAAAACGTTTCTGCGTATTCTGCTCTTTAAACTCTTTTAACTGTTCCACAGGCTTACGCAAAGTCTTTTGAAAACTCTTTTCTGTAAATTCAATTAACGTAGTACCTTTAACTCCGATACCTGCTGACGTTTTAGGAATATAGTAACCGATCTTACGAGTTTTAACGTTGAACACTACTACACCCTGGCAACCAATAATACCCGCCGGAGGCACTGATACTATTCCTAACTTGTCATCTTTAACAAGGAATTTAAGTTTCTTAACCAAATCCTCTGCAGGCTTAACCTTTTGAGCACGAGGCTTTTTCATAACTTTTGCTTCTGCGGCAATTTGCTCACACGCGGCTATAATGCTGTCGTAAAACTCAATTAATTTCTTAACGTTCTTACGGCTATTGTGTTTGTAGGCCTCACGTAGCTGTTCGTCTGCTTCTCCGCTGGCCAGTTCAAGCAATTCTGCATGATTACGAGCAAAGAAACTCTTGATATATCTAGCGTGAGCGGCTTTAGCACCTTTACCTCGCAACAGGTTAACAATCTTAATGTCTTTAGGATTAAATGCTTCTGGGTCAGTAATCCAACTGTCGATAGCATAATCAAGTTCTTCACTCATTTCGCCGGCAGTTTCACGCAGACGTTCTTGAATATTAGGAACATACGCAACGGGCTTTTCAACTTTAGGTGCATCATCGTCGTCTTCACGGTCATTGGCTCCTTCAGCCAATACCTTTTCAATTTCTGTACGTACCCAAATGGAAGTATCTCGACCTTTATTAAAATCTTTGTGTACTACTGGCATGCCTTTTACCAAACAGGCTGCAACTCCGACCAACGTACCATTAAAATATTTGTCTTTAGTTTTTCGGATAGCATCAGAATCTTCCTTGCTATACCCGTTAAAATTCATCCATTCTACCAATTTAGGTTTAAGTTCTTTAACAGAACTTTCCAAACGATACCATTCCATAGCACGTCGGAAATGACCAGAGAATTGATCGCCAGTAAATTCGCTGGCGCCGTCCCAGTTAGGACTACGATCGCGTCCTTTGTTCTGGCGAATTGCAATAGATGCTTTTTGTAGTTTGGTAGCCAATTTAGATCTCCTGTTTAGCAATATGTATATATTATAACAGAGAATTTACCAGTTGTCAAGTAGGGATTTTGGAGCGGGATAGCGGAATCGAACCGCTGACTATAACTTGGAAGGATATCGTTTTACCATTAAACTAATCCCGCTTATTAAGTATATTATACAACAGATTGTATTACTTGTCTAGTATATTTACACAACTAAATATCCAGATTAAAGGAATTTTGAAATGTTAGAACTTCGACCAATAACAGAGCAAGGACGCAGACAGTTGTATGATATGGTAAATGGGCCAGCTGATATGTACGAATCTATACCATGGGGCGCCGGAGTAAGTATACATGATGACGATAGATGTGTGGGATATTTGGCATTTTTAGTAGTTAGGGGAATGACTCCAAGCATAGTTGGTCACGGACTTCCCGGAGAAAGAGATAAATTTGTTGAAGCCGGTCCACTTTGTATGGAATGGGCCTGCGGTTGTTATTCAGTTTTTCGATGTTTTGCCGTGACCGCTGCCTCAAAAGATCTATATATGATGGTCGGTGGCTCGAGTTTTAGGGAAGTAGATCCAAAAGAAACAGGCGGATATTGTTATGAACTAACATTTGAAAAAGAATTTGCAATCGAGTACATGAAAACATGGACACAACGAGTTGAAGAATTTAAAGCAAATGGACAATGGCCACTTTAATCATCTTCATCCCATTCTACTGCGGCCCAACCAAGTTGTTTTAGATCTTCTCGAATTTCGTCAGTAACTACACCTTCTGGAACATAATTACGACCATCTGTAGTATCCGGTATAGTTCCAGTTAAGCCGTTACCCAATTCGTCGTTACAGATACCGCTACAGTACCAATCAATGTAGTCACCCTTTTCCTGCATGTCAGCAATGATACCTCCGCTATGCCTCCAACTGGCACTCCAGCGTTGATCTTTTAGAATAGGTATAACATCTAATTTAATAAACTGCATATTACACATGGCCGCATATAAGTTTTGAGCATAGTTGTCCGACTCTTTAACTTTGTCGCAGATCCATTTGGTACTACGAAGATCGTATTCCATGTTGTCTTTTTGCCAAGAGGGATCATGAATCTTATTGGCATCATCGATCTTAATCTGTTCCCACATATCAATGTAGTCTTGATTAGGCTCTTCACCCTTTTCCTCTGCTCGCTGGATTGCACATTCTTTTTGGAAAGTATGCCGTTTAGGACTGCTGTTTATTTTGGAATCGGTACTCACGTTTTAACCACCATTTGTATCTATTCCAATATTCATTTATTGAATATGGAAGTTCTTGATATTCTTGCCGTTCTATTGTGTTTTCTGCCCAAATTATTCGGACCCATCTTCGAAAGTGTGAATCTTCTTTCATTTGTCATGTGTCTTCCGGTTTTGGAAAAGCTTCACTAAATGGCCACGATGTATTAGGGTTTGGCCGTGGCTTTAGTTTTACGTTTTCTTCAATGACGGTTCCGTCTTCTTCACATAGACTAACTTGATATGGGGCGTTAATAATTAGGTAATCGTCTTCGACTTGCCAATTATGCTCACCGTCAAATAACCAACCAGCGCCACCTTCGTGATATGATGATTCAAATTCTTCTTTTTGTTCGTCAGTAAAGTCGTCACTAAATTCAAACCAGCAGGCATGTTGGTCATCTAATTCTGCACCCCAACCGCAGTCTGTTCGAGCATGGGCTTGTTGATCACCTTCCCAGGGAAGATTGCAGTCCATGTCTGCTTCGACAAAGCCTTGCCCCCAACGATAGTGATCATCAATATTAACCCAACTAATAGAACCGTCCGCATTTTCGCGGAACATTTCTATGTGCCAACAGATGCTTTTCTTATGTAGAGGTTTAATTAGATATACCGACATATCAGTTATCTAGATCCATTGAATTATATTCTTTGATTAACGCAATTAGTTCTTCTTCTGTGTTGCAGACTGTTTTAGAATTCTTCCAATCTTCTTTCTTGTCACGCCCACCAATTTCAACCATCCATGCGTTGTCATACCGATTGATGGTAATCGATTCATTTACTTTTACTAGTTTAGTTAATTTTGCCATTTTATTTTCCTTTTAAGTCCATAGAGATTCTCTAATTTTAATAAGACGAATCATCATTGCTTCGTCTTCTTTGGCGTAGTCTGCTTCAATCTTTTGAAGAAGTTTATGGGCCGCGTTACTGGCCTTGCGATCTTCTTTGTCTTTTGAGTTCAAGCTGGACAAGAAACTTCCGGGATATTTTACTCGCATAGCTTCGCAGTGGGCACTCCATCCACTAGCATCATAAGGATCAGGACGATTACGATAGGTAACAGTCCACCAAGTGTAAAGCTCAATAATTTCTTTAGCGGCTTTAGCTTGGTATGTTGGTTCTCCGTAACCCTTTTCAGTAGGGTTAGATCCCATGTTTTCATCAACAACTAGACTACTTGCCCACTTGAGATATTCCATGCCGGCTTCTGGGCAACGCCAGGTTCTCCAACGTAGCCAACCTTTACGCCACCATGGAGTTTCAAATTTAGTCTTTGCTTCGTCACTCCAGATGCAGTGATGCCATGCTTGTTCTATTTCAACAAAGTCCACAAGCTCGTTGAAAAGACAAGGAAGGAAACGATTGCCCACATCGCACCACTTACCGGGCTGTATGTCTCTAGGATGGGCCGTAAGAGCATGGCTGTGAGAGACCCAGCGGTTATTAATATAATAGCGTATGTCATTTAGTCGGTCCGGTACGTAGTAAACAAATCGTTGGATATAATCCAACCCATCTTCTGCCAACCAATAGCGAAAATTGTGTTTCATTTTTGCAGTATTAGTCCATTCATCCCACTCTTCGGATGTACCTGCCTTAAGTTTGGCGGTGCCCCGTAGCCAGTCGGCAAATTTACTACATGTCCAATAATGCGATCTCATTTTAATTCCTTTTACTTTCTTTCGCCAAACAACTGTAACAGATTCAAGAACAAGTTGATAAAGTCCATATATAGAGTTAATGCCCCACGAACTTCAGCAGAGTCACTAGTTTCTACACTGAGTTCTTCACGAATCTTTTGTGTGTCGTAGGCAGTTAGGCCCAAAAAGATAATAATAGCCAGTGAGCTAATAACCATTTGCATTACTGTAGATCCAATAAAGATATTAACAATGCTGGCAATGATAATTGCAATCAATCCAACAAACATAAACTTACCAACGCTATCTAGATTCTTTTTAGTAAAATATCCGTAGCCGCTCATTACACCAAACAGGATGGCCGCACCCATGAATGCACTGACAATCGATCCCATGTTGAACACAGCAAATATCATGCTAAAGCTCAGACCCATAAGTGCCGCAAATCCATGTAGGCATAACTGTGCCACACCCTTGCTGGGATTGTTGCCTAGCACATAACTGACACCAAAGATTGCCGCTAGTGGAGCAAAAATTACAATCCACTTTAGCACACCTGTAAAAAAGAATTGTAGCAACTCTGGACTGGTCCCTATAAAATAACTAACCAACATTGATACAACGACTGCTAGACTCATATGTCCGTAGACACGACCCATCGCTTTATTAATTTCGCCTGCAGAGCGATAGTTTAACATACCGCCATCTGTGTAGTTTGCACCAAACATATTATTCATTCCTTATAGTAATTAAAATTAAGTACACATCTAAATTTTGTGTCTGTACTAGATGTACCTGTGTGTTTTATTGTAGCATCAAATTCAACAAATCTGTTGGCTATAGATTCTATTTTTTGTCCATTTTCAAATAACGTATATCCATTATTTGAATTGATGTAATAAATGCCCGTGTATCCGGCAAATTTTGGTCCGTCTACGTGCAATCCATATTCGAATATATCTTGAGTAACTGTTGTAAGGTTTGCCTTTATCCTTAAAATTGCAGTTGGACCTATTCTGTCTATTATTGGTCTAATAAGATTTATATGATTACTTCTTGGTTGATATTCAAGATACAACGTATGGGTAAGCTGAAAATTTAATAACGACTCAGATCCATTATTGGAAACCTTAAGGTCATTAGTATACCAAGGAAAATCTCCAGAAAGCATTTCATCTTGTATTTTAGAAAACACTTCTTGCGGCAAAAAATTATCAATTACGTTAATAATCACAATACATCTCTAACAATTATTTAACAAATGGACCAAATTTTAAATAATATTCTGTAAGTTTTTTCTTTTCTAGTTCTGCAACAATTACATATTGATATCCGTATTGGTATGGATCCGTATGCCTGTGCCATTCGGGTTTATCTATTGCGTGTTCCATAATAAACTTACCCTTTTCGCTTTCTTGCCATTCCCAAAGTGGTTGTGCGGCATATAAATCCGGATCTTCAACATCGCCCATTGAAAAATGATGAACGGTTACTTTGTGTATTTCTTCAACAAATCTTTGACCGTCTTCGTCAAATACTCGCCATCTTACTTTTCCCATACCAAGTAATATACTGTTATAAATTTTTCAGCATCACGCTTACTGTTAAAGTACCACATATCCCATGCGGTACGGTGTGCTGTTTTCCAAGTCTCGAGAGTTTGTAGTGCCCAATTTATTCTTTCGTCGAGCTTACTTGAGTTGTAATGATTACCCGCATCGTCTACGCTGGCAAACTCTTCTATTAGTCTAATATGCCACTTACGATTTTGTCCCTGATATAATTTAGGTCGAATTGTAGGTAGACTAGATTCGGCCCAAACCTTCATTACTTCGTCAAGCGTTTGAGCTATCATTCTTTTTTCGTTTTACAAACTGACGTTTTTTGGGTTTATGGGAACCGCCACTATTCAATGGGCTGTGCATCTGTGCTTTTTCTGCTCTTTCAATCGCGGCATGTATTTGTTCAGCAGTTGGCTCATTTTCTTCCTGGAATTGATCTTGATTAATTTCTTTAACAATTTCAGTAAGCGCATTAGGCATTTCTACAGGCATCTTCATGCCTACCTTTTTTAGATATCGACTATTCTCACGAACTTGATTTATGTTTAATTTACGAAACAAGTTAATAGGACCGGTTGCATCTGGACTGATTTGATCAAAGTCTCGAACTTCGTAGATGTCATCAATTCCTGTTTTTAGTTCGATAATGTATAATTCTCGATCTGGACTGTGTCCTTCTTTTAGATGTTCAAGGTCGATAACCTCTACAATTCTGCCTTCAACAAGTTTAGGTTCGCCTAAATGGATCCATACTTTATCTTTAATATTATATTCTTTTTTCTTCATGTCATTAAATAGGCAATACCTATGTAGGTTAATTGATGAGCCATTTGATCTAGTCCTAGGTGATTCCAGAAAGCAGGAGTATTAATATCTCTGTTACTGTAATTCATTTTTGCCCAATCAATATGATAATGTAGTACAAAATCAATAAAGGCAAGTATGCCAGCTAGAGCAATGTATGGAAGTCCGGCAATTGCTATTAAACAAAACATTGTTCCTATTGCATGTTTTGCACTATGATTTATTCCCGGGCCATCACCGTATATACCTTTGCTGGCTACTTCTATAGCAGTTTGATCAACAAAGTCTATGTACCAATGCTTAACCTGTAATAGGACCAGCAATAGTAGTGCTTCGTTAATCATTCTGCTACCTTTTCCTTTGTCTTAAGTTCTAATAGATCTTTAACAAATTTAATGGCCTTACGGTCTGTATCATAGACGAACTCTTGATCTTCGTCGTCGTCACTACGCAGAGTAACAATAACACCGTTTCGTACTTTGCGTATTTCAATAGACTCGTAATTCATAATTTACCTTTATTGTCCTTCAACGGACAAGTTATAGTTAAAGTGGAAGATACCGATATGTGCAACTTCTCTGCTGAGTTCTTGATCGCACCAAATATCGAAACCTGCTTTTTGTACTTGTTTACAGAAGAAAATGTCCTCACCAATTTCTAAATTAAGTTCAGGAACAAATTCTTGTAGGTAGTACGGGCCTTGGATTTTTTCATAAACAGATCGATGTGCCAAGACCATTCCGTGAGGAAGAACATCGATCTTTTCCATTGGAGGACTTTGATCAGTAGTTACAAATTCTGTAAAACTACCCGGAGCTCCTGACATTCCCGTAAAGTTGGGATTAGGAAAACGGCGTCTACGATAATTAGCACCTACAATTGGTACATTTCTTTTGAGTAGCTTTAATGGCGCATCGATTGGAAACTTCATGTCGCTGTCGACCCACCAAATGTAGTCAAAATCGCTTTTCATAAAGATATCAGCAAGATTACGTCTAGCAATAGTAATTACACTACCAATGTTAAATGCACAATTGATCTTAATACCGTTAGCAACCATGTTAGCGGCGGCCATAGCCAGGTGTTGTGCAAATTCAGCATTAACCATTTCCATGGCCGGAACAGCAATCATTACACTAGGTTGTTTGTTTGTTTGCGGCAATTGCTTTGGAGCACCTGCTGGATTTGAATTACTTTGTCCAGGAAAAGGATTAAATTTAGTCAGAGGCGGTTTTGTTGCCGCGCCGGCTGGCATTTGACGCTTTTCTGGAATTGTTTGTTTTGTTGGGATATTAAGTTTACCTTTAGTCATTGCGATCCTTGTTTTTTATAATTATCTTACCGCAGGGGTCACATCACGTGAAACTGAGTTCCCGGCTTACTGTCTCTTTTACAACTTCATGGTCCATCCAGGTAACATCTGGATTCTTACCCCAATTGACCTTCATTGTTTCTTGCCATTCGTGTGCCTTTTCAAGAGCTTCATCCATTGATGATGCTTCTACATCAAACACAAAACGAATATCCAAATCTACTTTAAATCTATCGTTGCTCATAATACTTTCCTGATTAAAATTGATATTGCTGTAATTTATATTACCGATGTCTTCTAGATATTCTAGAATAAGTTCTTCAGTGTCTACATGGGTGAAAGACACGTTATCCCAAGCATTATTAGGATCTAAACCTCTATCATTACTTTCTTTATAATATGCATCTCGAAAATCTAAATTAATCCATCTGTATGCCTGCGTGTGATTCGGCACCTCTACTACAATTTCATAAACAGTTTGTGTTTCTCGATCAAAGACGCAATGAGCGTAGGGCTTTTTGTCAATGTTTTGGAAATCAAGAATTTGTGAATTAGTTCCATAACATTGCCAACCGTAGTCACTACCTCCAGTGATCCTACTTCCAGCGGCATTGATTACATTAGTAAAGTTCATAGTTCATTATATTGTAAATTATAACAGTTGTCAAATTAATTTAAACCAAAATGGGCTTTGATAGAAGAGATTGCAGAAGTCTCCTCGGCCGCCTCAAGAACAGTGATACATTCATTAATGCCCGATAAAAGCAGTCCAAACGTATCAATCCCTGTTGTCGGATAAAGTCCATCAACCCTAACTTGGATCTGTTGCGCTTCGAATAGTTTTTTTAAATTTTCATTCATTATTTTCTTCCTCTAGTTGATTCATGAATAGATTAAGTTGCTCAATTAAATTTTGACAACCTTTACGATTCATAGTAATTGTTGAAATACCAGTTTTAAAAGTTATACGACCTTCACTGGTTATTCCTATACTGTAGTATTCTTGTTCCGATTTTGGCGGTTCAATAAGAGGAACCGGAGCACGTTCTGGAAACGGGACTACGTTATAACCTTTAGCACGTTCTTCTCGACTTTTAAACCAATTAAACATCTTTAACTCCAGATTTCTTTTTTGCTAATTCTCGTTCGCATTGAGCAATGGCGGCGTCAAGCATGGCAGTTGTAATTTCTTTGGGATTCATTCCAAAATGCAGTTTAATTAAATCTACTCCCTGCCCGCGACTAATCATATCACGCAACATGGGATTCAATGCTATGCAACATTCCCTAACAATCAACTCGGCGAACTTTTCTATGAACTTTGTCTGCTTTTCCCAAGAATCACCCTGAGTTGTTTTAGCAGCCTCTTCCCAAAGTTTTTGAATTCGTTCGTTCATTTAATGCTTTCCTACATTCTATTAACAAATCTCTCACTGCTGTATGATTAGCAAGTTCTGGATTAAACAGTCCACCCATTGCTAGGTAATCTGTAATTCTATTAACTAGGTCCAGAACTTGCTTGTCCATATTACTTGGGCATCATCAATGCGTTGAAGTTACTTGGAACAACAATGGTCTGCACTTGTCCGTTCTTAATACCTTCACTGATGTTCAACATGGCCTGTGCCTGCATAAACGCAATTGACGCCCCTGAGTTGTTAGCCAATGCTGCCATACGACGACTTTCAGCTTCGGCAGTCTTAACTTCAACTTCCTTCTGCTTCAATTCGTTCTTTGAACGAACCAGTGCGTTGGCACTCTCAACAACTGAGTCTGCTGGTACTACATTACGAATCAACACTTGGCTAATCATAATAGTACCGTCCAACTTTTCTTCTGCCAAGTTGCGAACGATTTCGTCTTGAATGAACTTTTCCATTTCACCGCGATTGTCTGCCATATCTAGTGCTTCATACTTTCGTGCTGCCTTGTAGATAGCATTACGAGCATTTTGAACAATGTAGTTGTACATCACATAGGTGTCGCCTTTGAACTCTGCGTGGAAAGCCTTGTTCTTTGTAGCATACAGTTCTGATACTTGTTGTGGGTTGATGTTGTAGACAACCACAGCATCCAAGTCTTTCATCGTCGAGTTATCTTTGGCCACTGGAGTCATATTCTCCAATGAGACATTAACATCCTTGATAGGAAATGTCAGTACGTCACCGATCAACACCTGATTGAACGAACCCGGAAGTAGTTCTCCAGGCTGTACTTGTTTGTCAAAGCCAACTCGAACACCAACTTCACCAGTTTCAATACGAGTACAACCTGTAGCAAGAACAGCGGCGGCAAGAACGGAGAGAGTCAAAATACGTTTCATTTTAAATAATACCTTGTGAAAAAAGAAAAAAGCAAACAACGAAACCCAAAGCAAAATACAAAGGGCGAAGATAACGATCATTAACCATATTAATCCTTAAAATAAGATTACCAATCCGACCATTGCCACTAGTGCTAGTGATGCAACAATTATACTATATACAATGGACTTTGTCAAGGTCCAACGTTCCTTGCCGTTGAGATTCCTCCAAGCAGTAATGCCAAAGTGGATAAGAACGGCAAGGATAGCAAAGGCTAGCCAAAGTCTAATCATATATTAGTTGTACCCCAACTAGTTGGGCTGTTATAACTGTTGGCATTTTCCTGCACAGGTGCAGTAAATGCTTCTTCAGGTTCGACACCCAATTCACCGATTACTTCATAGCGGCAAGCACGACCTTTAGCTTCGTTGTAGTCAGTTGGAATGCTCACAACATCACGTGGATTAATCTTAACAATAACAGTACGATCACCACCAAAGCACGACAAGTAACTCATACCGCAGAAGTGCAGACCTGTTGAGCAGGTTTGATCCTTGTTGTCGTCTACCTTGTTACGTTCCATTTCAACTACACGACCAACGGAGTTATCCATTGTACCGCTATGCACATCCATAAAGTTATCACGAACTTTCTTGTAAGCAAGGAAATACCCGTCTGGAGTAATTGGCAAGTTATTCTTCTCCAAGAAGCCATACAGTTCGGTCACTGCTCGCTTGCTAGGGTTAGCATACAGGTTTTCCATAAAGTTAACCATTGGTTCAACTGGAAAGCCTTCTTGCAACATTTCAATCATTCGACGGGCAAGTCCAGTATTAAGGACCTCACCTTTCCAGAACAATGTTTCGCCTTGGATGCTAACATTGCCAGCACCATAGTTCAAAACAACCTTTTTAGGTTCGATGACATCTTTAACAGTATCCCAATCTCCAGCCTTAATAGCTTCTAATACCTTGGGATAGGTAATATGTGTTTTAGAAATAGTGTGTGACTTATTTCCAATAACGACAACAACATTGCTGCCTTGAATGATAAACGGATAGCTCATTTTATACGCCTTTCTTTGCGTCAATTAAATTTACATATTCGGCAATATCGCTTGCTTCAACGCGGTAAGTGCTCAGACTTTTCAATAACGGATACCTACGATTCACGTCATTAAGTTTTTGTTGATATTTTGTAACCAATGCATCCGGGCTAATATTAGCGTTAGGAGCAAATCGGCGGAACAAACGATCAATATTATATGTGTAACCTTTAAACTTTTCAACACCTTTAAGTTCATTTACAATTTCTGCATACGGACTCTTGGCATCGATTAGCGTTATTACACTACTATTATACTCTAAAATGTCTGCATGGTCAAGTTTTGATTTAACCAAACTCATCAACAATTTACTTGTATCTTTAGCAGTTAACAATGAGGCAATGTAATCTTCAAAGTTGACCCAGTTTGACAACTTCTTAATCTCTTCAATGTCGCCTTTACGAACACCGTAGATATCACCTTTGAACAAATCGGGCAAAGCCTTAACATCGTCATACAATTCCTTACCACTGGCATAACCTTTGGCACTTTGCATACTGAACCCGCTTAACGGAACATAGTAAAATGTAACAGCGGCATCAAATGCATCAGCCTTACCAGCGTCACGCCATACCATGTCATCATCACTACGACGATATCCACCACCACCACGACGTACCAATTGCAGAATTGTTACATTCTTGCCCATGTTCTCACGTTCACGTTGTTGCAAGGTACTTGCGGCAAAACGTCGAGCAGTGGGCGGTTCTTGGATAGCGGCAAAGAATGCTTGAGTATTCATTGCCTTGTTCTTGTCTACCTTCTCCAAGATCCAGATAGCACGGCTGTACACATCACACCCAACTTCTTTATAATGATATCGGGCACGTTCGCCGGCACCTGTCTTTAGGTCGTTGATGATAAAGTGGCAAGTGTCGTCTACTGGAATGTGCCATTCTTGCCATGTGATGTAATGTCCATTGGCATTTTTGGCACGATTGTCAGCATACTCTGTGACGCTCTTACCATTGCTCACTGTTTTAGTATGACGAGCTTGTTGTAACAGACGAATCTGAATGTTCCAGTTTGTAGCAAGGTCTTCAACTTTGAAGTCAAAACGAGCCATTTGGCTGTACTGTTTAGTATTGTAAGTTGGCAAGTTAGTGTCGAGCGCATACTTGGCCACAGCCGCAGTCCACAACTTATGCTCTTTCTTCTTAAACAAGAACACAGCACGATCCCACAGATTAGGGATAGCATCTGCTTCTCGAGCAATCACAACTGCCAATGCCGTATTGAGTTGTTCCAACTTGGCTTTAATAGCCGCAATGGTTGAAGGAATGTAGCTCAGACCTTCACGTGACGCTTGGAAGTCCAACTCGCCGATAGCAAAGTGCATTTCAAGTCCGCAAGTCAACAAGTTTCGCACATCCTGGTCAATGCTTTGATCAGCGGCAGGGATTTCAATAGGATAAGCAATATTACCCATGACAGCCACGCTACCACGACGACCTTCGTTCTTGTAACTATGCACACCGGGAATGATGTCGCGGCTTTCGTAATCAATCAGATCAAACACAAAGTCATTATTACCGTTGACAACAGGCTTAAGAACAAAGTGACGATATACACTACGAGCTTCTTGACGGAACTTGTCAAAGTCATAACGGTCGTTGACTGAAAACTTAACTTCAACACCCGTTGGCTCGTCGGTAGCCTCTTGCATCATTAATGCAATGCTCGGGACTCCGTCACCGTTAATGAAAGCAGAGTAAATGCCCTTAACGCCGTTTTGGATAGCAGTTACAGTAAAATTGTCAGTATAACTAAAAGGGCTTTTGGATCCCAATCCAAGAGCTCCGATAAATTCGTTGCTGGCTGTTTTTGTACTTTCAAAGTACGTGGTGTAGATTTGTGTGACTTGTTTATGTGAGAGGCCAGTCCCATAGTCTCGAATAGAAAACCAAGGTTCTAAAGTGTTTGGGAGATGAACATCAAAAGGGGTATCCTTCTTGTCCGCGGCCGCATGTGAGTCAACGGCATTACAAGAAAGTTCACGTACAATAGCACGGATCTTGTTAGCATACAAGCCCGAACTCAAAATACTGAATGCTTTGGCACTGTTACGAATACGGAATTCGCCAATTTCACTGACATTAGAAACAATGGCTTCGTTGACTGGAGCATTGTTAAGAATCATTTTGCACCTTTCTGTGTTGCTGTATGTATATATTATAGCATGGTTTTACCATGCTGTCAAGTGTTTATTTGGATTCAACCGCTTTTCTGAACAAAATTTCTTGTTTAGAAAATGCTTCTATTTCCCATGGGAGATCCAGATATTTTACTCGTTTGGTAATTTTTTTACCTTTCCAAAAACATGTACCATTTACAATTTGGAAATGTCCTTTGGCAAATTGTTTAACATGGACCATTTCGTGTGCTAAAGTACTACCGAGATCTGCCCACTTTTGAGGTTTAAGTGCAATCACATAACTATCCAAACCGGGCAGATTAGTTGTTGAACCAGTGGCATCGGGAGTAATACCTTTGGCAATTTCAATTAATACAAATTTACGACTACGTTCCAATTTGAGTTGTTTGATCAAACTAGGCATTAATGCTTCTACATAACGCTTTAGAGTTGGACTGCGGCTTTGTACTTGGAATTCCATAGAGTCTTTCTTGTTACTATGTGTATATTATACAAGAAAAAACCAGAACTGTCAACCTAGAGTACAATTATACTTTTAGTATAGTGTCTACAAAATTTAAAAGCAATGGATAATGGCGGCCTTGATGATATTTTCCCTGCATCCAGCTATAACTCTCGTACCAGTGTTTTTCACTTTCTGGATGACAACCAATTAGCCCAATTCTGTTTTGTATTATCGCCATTGGGTCACCGTTTGCATAGGTTGCAATGGTTTGATATTTTCCCTTACCTACCAACGCACAGCCGTCATAAAAATACATCTGCTCTTGCCTACCATTCCATGTTACATCTAAATTTTTAGCATGTGGTCTGTGTGTATCAGTTTTTGGGCGTGTTATATATTGCACAGCATCTACACCTTCTAACATATCTAGGTAATGCTGTCCTGCCCAATAGGCACCCATACAAATTCCTAGATACGCTCCTCCGTGTTGCACAAACTCTTTTATTTTATCGCCATTTTCACCTAACAAGTAATCAAAACGACCTGCATCACCAAATCCTCCGGGGATACAAACAAGATCCACGTCGTCAAAAAAATCCCGCTCAAGTTCATGGCGGGTAAAAATTTTAAAATTATATTTGGATCCTAGGGCTCGCATAATTCCATTACCGCTCTGAACTGAACAGTAAGGTTGATGCAGGAATAGTGCAATGCGACCTTTCATACTTGTATTTACATTATCTTCCTATGTACACTTTGGGTTCAGCTTCGGCCCGTCTCCGTTCTTCTGTTTTAGGAAACAAATCATTGCCGTACTGAGGATACTTCTGCTGGCGGTCATAAGCTACATACATAAACATACCGCCCATAACAAATATCATTGCCATGATAAAAAGACCTATTACAAATTCTTCCTGTAATTTTTTTAATTTTGCCTGTCTGCGTTTATCCTCAAGAACTTGACGCTTCATTTGGTTTTTAATCAGAATACTTTGCTCTTTACTCATCTGCCGCATCATCTCTTCTACTTCCGTGTAAAGAGCACCCAATTCAGGAGGACTTTGATATATCATTAACTCTCTTAACTCAACTTCCATTTGTTGAAGTTGTTTTCTCATTAGTACACGTTGTAGAGCACGTTTGCCTATACTGTCTTCGCCGTGATATACTTCTGTTTTGGCACGGCGTTCTTCTTCTTCAAAAATTGCCATGCATTTGTAGAAGTTATCATAGTAGGTGCCAAGATGATTGCCAATTTCGGTATAAATGCCAGTTGTTTCTCCTGCATTAGCTTTTTTGTTAAGATCTATTACACGAGCTTTTTCTTCATTGAACTGACGTTTTTGTTCGTTTGTAGCAGGTTTTTCTGGAGGATGTAGTTTTTTAAATTGGTCGTCGAGATCCTTGAGGACGTCTTTCACTTCCCCAGCGGCACCTTTTATATCTTTATAAAGTTTACATCCTGCTTTAACAGCACTGACTGCACCATTGGCTAATGCAAACAGCGTTAATGGATCCATTTGCCCTCCAACCCAGTATACATTATTTAAAGGTTTGGCCGTAAAAAAAGGGCCAGTGGCCCTTATTATGTGCGTAGTTAACTATAATTTATTCTTTAATTCCGAGGGTTTCTGGACTATGATTTAATCTATTACCTCTTTCATCTGAATAGAATACAGCATCCTTATCTGTTATTGTAACAGTTAAGTCGCAATGTAACAGGTCATAATCTGTAAATTCAAAATCATCTGTGTAAACACGAAATCGATATACCCCGTCCCCACACCAAATTAAATGTCCTTCTACGCCCTCTGCGGATAATTTCATTTGCGTAATCCTTTAATTTCTTTATATTTAACACGTATAAAATTGTGCCAAGTCTTATCAATTTTTATGGGCAAGTCTAAATGTATAGATACCATAGGGCCTTCTAATTCATTACGCATGTTGTCAGTATAGACAGTACCAACATAAGGAATCTTTTGGTATATCCCCTCAACTCTATCTCCAACATTATATTTGGGTTTAGGTCGATGTTCGGCAAAGTATTCAGCAAGGGTACTCATATGTCTTCTAGCCGAGCGTAACGGTCAACTGGTTCACCATTTAATGCCTTCCACACTTCTTCTTTTGTGGTATACAGTAAATGATGTCTTTCTAAACAGTATCTACGATCCTCGTCATCCATTTTATACCATTCTGTAACTGCGGTATAACTGCCATATGCATCCGATGGCATGCAATCGTTCATCCACCCTACTAACCTTTTTAGTGCAGAAATATTATTTGAAGGATGACTACGTTGTACTGCGGCCGCAAAATCATTCGCCAGCACGGCAGTAAAAAAACCGCCTGGATCAAATCCAAAGATTAGGTAGTTGTACATAGGATCGGCAAAGTCTTTGTCAACTTCCCATTTACTAAAAGTTGCTCGTAGCCGCCCTTTACTGTATTCAGTTAGTTTCATTTTTTCATCTCCGCAAGTTTACCAAATCCAAATTCTAGTTCAATCCACGGACGATCCGCATCATCACTCCACGCTCGGTCACCAGAAACATAAGCACGGGTAGCAACTTCGTCTAAAACTTTCGCCACAATCAACTCGGCGAACTTTTTTGTATCAAAGTGTAACTGCCCGTCTACTAACGCACCATCTACACGATGACTCCAACATTGCTTTTCTAATTCTTCGATTTTGTTGTTTGACATAGATTTAATTTTGTAAGCATATGGCCCTTTACTACAGACATGTGCAACGTCAAAGTCTGGATAAGTATCTCCACAATGTATACATGTAAGTCGATTCATAGTCCTACTTGCTTTCCAAAAATACAATACACCTCAAACCATTTAGAGGGAGGATTCTCTAACCAATATGGATTCTCACGGAATGTGATTTCCCAATCTCTTGACCATTGAAAATGCCTAGTGCCAAATCTAATGTTAAACCAAAGGTTGCTCATTCTTCAACTCCGAAATGCCTTTTAATTTGATATTGAATATCTAAAGGATGTGCTTGACTGAATTTAGAACCAACTTCGGCACATTCCCTAACAATCAACTCGGCGAACTTTTTACGATTGAAACTTTCAGTAGTAGAAGTACCGTTTAGTCCACACTTCACTGTCTCCGTCGCCTGTCTTTCAAGTTGTTGAATTCGTTCATTCATTCTTCAACTCCGAAATGTTGTTTGATACGCTGATTGATAGCTTGAGCAGTGTGTATTGGTTCAACAGTATTAGTATTATTCTTGCCAACCCAAGTAGAACACGCCATACATTTCCGAATAATCAACAGGGCGAACTTTTCCAACTCTGGGTACGGAGTATTCTCAAACGTGCCAGCGCCATATTCGTGGGCGTGTTCTTCAAGTATCTTAACCAATCCAGCCTGTTCAGCAAGTTCTTGAATTTGTTTGTTCATAGCCGCTCTCCGCAATGTGGACACTTTTTAGCACTGGCATTACGCATTTCTTTCAGTGTACGATTTAGTTTACGTGCATCGCTTAATAGACGACGGATAGCGTTCTTATTTCTATCCCCTTTACTCTTGCTCAATTCTTCCTTAAGGTGCAACTTCATTTTATTCAGACGACCCTCAAAGATTTCAATAAAGCCCGTTATACCCAGACTAGAGCTTGCCGAGGTACTACTTGTGTTCATTCATCAACTCCGAAATGTTTTCCAATCTTATCATGGATCAACCATGTGTGTTTACATTCTTCTGTGTCGGGGGTATGATACTTGGCAACAGCCATACATTTCTTCACAATCAACTCGGCGAATTTTATTTCTTGTTCAGTTGCTTGTGTGCCATAAACCTGTTCAGCCAGTTGCTTGATTTTTTGATTCATTGGTTTTATCCAAACTTGGCGTGATTCTTTCCAATTCATCTGCATGTGCAAAGCGTTGCGGGGGATTCAAATTCCAACTGTCTGCAGAGAATATCTTAACAGGTTTCCAATATTTGTGAATAATATTGTTGATGACAACAATAGCCGCAACAACAACTATAAAGCCTAACGCTGTTAAAATACTGCCTGCTAAAAATACTGCCGCCTGATCCATATCCATTTTTTAATCTCCGCCAAAATATGCTATAACCGCGTCTAAATGATGTACTAGTATTTCGTTTATACTCACGTCTTCGGGGTGCATCCAATAGCCCGTAGGATTAGCATCTGTACGTGGATTTTTCCTCCACTGCTTCAATTCTTTTTTAAGATATGAACGACATTCTTTTAAATTTAAAACTGTAATCCGATCGGCAGCTTCGCCGTCTAACGTAATAGGCCCAACTCGATTGCTCATATTATCACCTTAAAAAATAAAATTACTTGTTTATTATAATGTCATTTCCGATAAAATTGCAAGAAGTTTTTATTTCATTTGTTAAAGAATCGATTCCTTTTTGTATAAGTCCTGCAGTATTTGGATAGTGACCGGCAAACTTGTAGTCAAGTAACAACGGTTTTTCCTTTTCTTCAAAATATCTATTTTTGAATAGTAATTCAAAATCAGCAGGGGGTTCTCCGTACTGCTCTAGAAAATTAATAACTTCTCGAACTTCATCAAAGAAAGATGATTTTATAAATTTAAATGTTGGCTCAGTATTATCATTATTGCATTCAATGTAGTTAAAATGTGATACATTAGAATGTGTTTGTGTATATGGATTCCTATAAGACCCTAATGCTAGGGTGTCAAGAGACATAGTATGGAGATATTGAGGATCCATATGATGGACAAAACTCATATACCTTTCTTTGTCTTTTAAATTTTTATTAACTAATCTTAAACATTTTAAATTTTTAATTCTGTCAAAAATCGTTTCAGTTAAACATTCTTTAATGTTAATATATTGATGTTTCCCATCAAAATTTTCAATCAAATAATCACCGTTTTGTATGTAGGGATTTTTTAAAACTGCGTCAAGGGTCATTGGACGTAATTCTTTATTTTGATAAATTGCCTGAACACTTATTTCATCTGGACATATATTTTCAAATGTTAATTTTAAATCGTTTTCTAAAATTCCTATGTCAGTGTGATCTTGATTCATGTGTGCAATGATATCTACTAGAATATTCATATTCCGTTTTCGAATCTCTTTGGCCAGCTCAAAGATTCGTTCTTGAGTTTCTGGAACACGTTTTTGTTTAATTAATGTTTTTCTATCAAAGGATTGCAGACATAGAATTGCGTTATCAAAATGATATTCTTCTAGCACATCTAATAGTTCGGGCGTCCAGTACGCTGGATGAATTTCAAAAGTTTTTACACCTTTTGATTCCTTAAATCCCGGCAACAAATTTAAAATATTTTTTAATGTTTCCGGTTTCATCATTGACGGAGTACCGCCACCAAAGAACCAGTTGCCTATTAAATTATTTTTTTCTTCTAAAATGGGACGATAAAGATCGATAATGTTTGGCAGGTAATTATTATAATATTCTGAATAAGTTAATTCATCTTTTAATAAAACACCTGCGTAGATGCAGTACTTACAAATTGATGGACAAAATGGACTATGAACGTAGACGCTTATAGGGTTTGTACTGCTTGCCCATTTATTTTTGATGTATTCAAATTCTACTGGGTCGTATCTTTTATGCATGAATGACGATACTATATAGGTATAAATGTCAAAGAAATTAACTATTCAATACTTTAGCAACACTATTCATAACACTGGCAATACGTCCAATATCACGTAGGTTCTCTACTGTGTAGCCTTCCGTCTTGAGTGTTTCATAATGTGCCTTAACACAGAAGTGACACTTGCCAACAATACTTGCGGCCAAACTAAATGCTTCAAAGTTTGATTTAGTTGTACCGCCGTGGCTGGCAATAGCGTTCATACGTAACTGTGCTGGCAATCCTTTTAATGCTGGATCATCAGCCATTTCAACATATGGGTACCACACATTGTTGGTCGCCATAATTGACGCCGCTGTCATCGCCGGTTCAGCATACACCGGATTGTCCGCAAGCATAATGCTCAACAACTTACCATTTCCTGTTGCCGCTAATGCCGCTACAGCACAGCCCATTGCTACATCAGCATCAAGAGTGCTACGCAATAACACAGCATCAATGTTTAACCGTGTATCTTTGGCATAATCTGGTAATGCTGGTTTAACTACATCAATAAAACTCATTTTGTTTTCCTTTTAATATTATTCATTCTTCAACTCCAAAACAATTTTTTAACGAAACTAAAAACAATCATAAAAATTGTAAAGTAAGCAGTCGCACCTATCATTAGCAGATATACAATGGCCCAGCAACCTGCTCGTTCTCCTTCGTTCATTTCTTTTCCTTACAGTTATCAAAATGCCATCTTGTCATTGATCCACCGCTACCTACTTTACCGCAATGCGGACAGGTAAAAGTTTCCTTCTTACCTTGATTAGCCTGGCGTAGTTTTTCTTTAGTTTCCTCGCTTGGTGTTTTACCATAACTTGGATTATTACTACCTAACTTTGCCTGCCTAATCTTGTCTCTTGTCTGCTCTGTAAATGGTTTGCGTTTCTTCCCTAACTTTGATTCACTTTGCTTCTTACGAGTATCCTCTGATGCTACTTTGCCCCTATTAGGACTTGGCTTACCTCTATTAGGATGAACCTTTTTGATAGACTCGCTTTGTTTCTTACGAGTATTTTCTGATACTTTTACACCTGTTCTGGTAAACTTACCATCGCCGTTGTGTTGGTTAAAACTCATTGGATTGTGTTTAGCATCTAATGATTCCAACAAAGTAGTTTCCAGTTTAATCATCTCTTCTGGGCTACCAGTTTTAATGATTTCTCTTTTCCACTCTGTTGGATTTTGTTTTATCAACGGTTTAATAAGTTGGCTTGAACTAATGTATCCATCTTCGGGATGAGATCCTTTAGCGGTTCTGCTACCAATATACCACTTGCCCGTAGGCAAGTGAATCCATTTATAGACGAATGATGTATGAGTGATTGTTTCCATACAAGTATTTATCACTCATTACATTATTCTGTGCTATCATTTTGTCTGTTCTCCAATTAATTTATAGCCCCGACCTGTAGGATGTACTCCGTCGGCACTCATATGACCTTGTGGCCTTGGCAAGACAGTATCTCCGTATTCCTTGGCTATACGTTCAATTGCCGCTTGAGGATACGGTTTACGCTCTGCTCCGGGACTAATCCAAAATACACGATCGCCTTTAATGGCTTCTCGCATTTTACGAAGTTCCGCCTCTGTCTTAACACCCTTGTGGTCATTGGCGCCAAGACTAATGATCACAGTCCGAGCAGGCTGTGCAGAAGCCTTGGCCAAGTAGTCCTTGTTCCATTGCCACGAGTTCCAGCCACCTTTACTATAACTTACACATTCAGGTCTAGCCATTGCTGTACCAACAGCAATACTATCACCTATAATCATGCAGTCTATCATTCGTTCATTCTCCATTTATTCTCCGGCAATCCATAATCCCATTTTGGATCCATTTCAACATTCCATCTGGTAGTGGCAACATTAAAATCTGGTATCTTCATTTCTTTAGGGTTACTTGCTGGTTCTAAAATAACAACA